AGGCGAACGGCAGAGCGGGCCGCGGTCCGCTCTGCCGGCAGCTAGCCGAGATGATCGCGGATCTCTTGGTCTTCGGGCTCTCCGAGCACAACGTCGCCGCCGACAAGGCGATCGACGCCGGCGAAGACCCCGACGATCTCATGGTCGTCGTGATCGACGACACGGTCGAAGCGGCGATCGAGCGAGCGGAGCTTCTCATGGGGCAGGACTAACGCGAACAGGAGCTAGAGCGATGGCAGACATTTACCAACTCGATTGGCAGGACGAAGACGGGAAGCATCGCGAGTGGCATACCACTTTCGACAAAGCGCACCGTCGCATGCGGAAGGTGGACCCAGACGGCGGGATCGTGACTCCGGTCCCGGCCCCCTCCGGGAAGCGGAAGATCGTGGACTTCCTGAACGACTACGCGAGCCGATGAACCAAACCGGCCGATCCGGCGTAGGATCGGCGCGATCGAGCGGAAACTTCGGAGTGAGAGCGATGAAAAAGACCCTTTTTCTCTCGGCTACCCTGGTTCTCGCGGCTTTCGCGGGCACCGCGGAAGCACAAATCGACACCCGCCCGAACATAGCCGTGCGGACTGACACCGCCGCAGGGCAGCGGGCCTACAACCGGATCGTGGCCGCCGGCGGCCCCCGGGAAGCCGTCGACGTCGGAAGGGACGCGGGATCAAAGGCCGCCGGGAGTCTCAAGGGCTACGCCGGCCGGCTTGGCGAGAAGGAGATCGAGCGTCGCGGGCGTCTTGCGGCGACGAAGGCCGGCTTCGATGCCGTCCCCGTGGGGGACGGCGAGCGGCGCCGGGCGACGAAGGGTCGTGGCAACGTCCAAGGCACCCGCGACGAGTTTATCGCCGGCTACGTTGCTGGCTTCCTGGCCGCCGCGAAGAAGTGAGCCCTGCTAGCTTTCGTCCGGCTCTGGTTCCTGCCGGCGAGAGTTTCGGATCGCCTGCTTGACGGCTAGCTCCGCGAGAGACCGTATGAACGGGAGCCCGCGCTCCGCGGCTTCCTCTTCGAGCCAGCCGACGATTTCGTCGAGCCGTTCTTCGCACTCGTCGGCGCCGAGAACGTCCATGAGCAGCGCTCGATCGTCACACTGGCAGTCCGGCGTCGACCGGATGTTGAACCAAGAGAGCAGCTTCTTTAGCTCGGTCCCGGGGCCGCCCGCCGGCGGGTTGATCGGCGGGCACCTTGCCGCCGCGACTTCATCGGTCACGTTGCCGATGTCGACGGCTCTCCATTCTGTGCCCGGTGGATTGCCGCCGCACCCGCAAGACCGATTCGGCCCGCTGGTGAAGTTCTCGAAGTAGCCGAACGCCGTGCCGTTGCTACAGAACGGATCGCAAGGCTTCCCTTCCGGCCACCAGAACAGCGGGCCTACCGGGGGCGGGACGAATTGCTGGTCAGCGAGATCGACGACGTACCTTCGGGCAATCGTGGCGTAGTTCACTATGTAGGTGACGCACCACTTCGATCGAGGGTAGCAGCAGCACTTCCTCGATGTGGCGAGCCCCTTGCCTTTCAGAAGCAGGATGCCATTGAACAGCATCAACTCCATCGCGTCACTCCGTTGGCGTGTACGGGATGACGCAGTCCGTCGTGCCGATGACGATGTCGGAGTCTGGCTCCGGCGAGAGCATCCACGCCGACTTTCGGCGGAACACGAGCCCGTCGGCTCGCAACTCGACGCTCCAGACGAACGACGTCTTCGTCAACTCCGGCGCCGCGAGATACCAAGCCCCCGAGCCGGCCTTCGCGACGAGCACCCACTTGTCTGCTTCGACGTCGCCGACGTAGTTCGCCGCGGAGACGATCTCGCCCGTGGGGGCTTCGGCGCCCGGCGGCCCGGAGTAAAGAGCGATCGACGCGACGGTGAGCTTCGGCCACTCGGCAGAGCATCGACCTAGCTCGACGCCGCCGCCGCCGAACGGCGCCACGACGCACCATTCGTATCCGTTCCACGCGATCGCGCACGGGCCGCCTGGGTCAGTCGTCGGGGCGGAGATCGTCGCGATGTGATTGATCGCGTCAAGCTCGCCGCCAGCGATCTTGACTCGCTTCTTCGTCCCCTTCTCCCACTGACCTTTGAACGTGGCGTCGAGAGTCTGGTAGGTCGGGTTGATCGAGGGGATGGGTCTAGCCGACGCTCCCGGGAACGAAACCGCGGCCCCTTCTAGCTGGGCTCGCATGCTCCGGATCTTCGAGACGTCCGCGGCAGTGAGACCGAAGACTTGCTCTGCCATTGGTCACGCCGGGGGTTCGGGGAAGATGCCGGTCCAGTCGCGGGCGATGTTCGAGTAGAGCTTGATCTCGGTCGGCGGCTCGCCCTCCGGCTTTGCCTGCCCGGCCTTCTTCCGCTCCTCTTCTTTCTCGGACGAGTAGGAGAAGAGCGGCTGCGGATCGCTCGCCCGGTATTGCTCGATCCACGCGGCACGCTGGACTTCCGTCGCGTCGGCCCACCCCGGAATCTTGTCTGCTCGCGGCACGCAGATCTTTCGCTTCACGAACTTCCCGTCGTTCGTGACGAAGGACTCGTTTAGTCCGAAGTCCCAAGCCGGCGTCGCCCACCCTTCCGCTCGGTAAGCTAGATCGACGGACACTTGCCAGTATTCGAGTGTTGTCGTGCCGCCGGCGCCATTGTCGATCTGGGCTTCGGCCTCCGTCCCCTCGACGGAGATGCACTTCCATGTGTAGGGCTCGCCGTCGGCGTATGGCTTCAAGTTGACGCTGTTGACGTAGACCATCGCGAGAGAGCGGTTGAACACGGGGCGAGCCCCGACGATCCGCAGTCGCGCTTCCGAAGTTTCCGCGACAAGACCTTCGAGCGGATCGTCTGCCGCGTTCGTGCAGTCAACGCAGAAATCCGTTCCGTCTGGGGTCGAGATGAAACGATCGTTGCCCGTGGCTTTCGGGTCGCCGAGCGCCTTGAGAAACGGTCGAGTGCCGCCGATGCTGCCGACCCAAGTGAATCGATCCTTCTTGCCGAGCGGGTTTTCGACGGTCTCGCGACGCGCGAACTCCGCCGTGACCCGAAAGAGATAGCGGTCGTCGCTCCCGCGGACGCGGACGTTTCGGCACACGGTCCCGTTCTTGCCGGGGTTGCCGTTGTAGACGCCGACGGCCGCCTGGACGGCGAAGATCCCGGGATTCGGGGTCGACGAGACGACCTTGTACGAATCGGTGTAGGCGTAATCGCCGTCTCGCTCGGAAGCGAGAACCTGCTCGTCGGTGTCTGGGATGACGCGGAGTGTCATGGCTAGATGTTTGCGGGCGCGAGCCCGTTGTTCTTGGTGTTCTTCTCGATGTTTTCCAAGATCCTCCGCGATTCTTGCTGCTCGCGGAGTTGCTTCGCCGTCACGGGGTCAGAGCCCCGGATAGAGCGGAAGTAAGCCGCCATGCCTTCGCTCGTGTTCGAGAGCACGGCGGTGTTCGCTCGGCGGTCCGGCTGGCGGCCGGCGGCGGCTTGATCGAGCACGCCTTCGTTCTCGCGGGCGAACTGCTCGGCGAGATTGCGCTCCCGGCCGCGGACGGATTCCATGGCTAGCATGCGGTCTTGCGGGTTGAGCATCGCGGCCGGCGAGTTGATGAACTGCTTCGCCTCTTGCAGCTTCCCCATGTCCTCGGCGAACTTCGAGATCGCTCGTTCGGCCGGCGTGCTGGTGTCGGCCTTCGAGCCGGGGAGCCCTTCGAGCAGCTTGTTGCGCTCGTCGGTCAACTCTTTCAGAGCGGCGCCGCGGGCCTGCTTCAAGAGAGCCTCTTCTTCCGCGGTCTTCGTGACGACGGCGTTTAGCTCCGTCAGCCGCTTGAAGTAAAGCTCGATCCCCGTCGGCTCGGGGGCTTTGAGATCGAGACCCATCCCGCCGGCGAGATCCTTGATCCCTTCGAGCCGCGCGACGCGGACGTCGTCCCATTTCGCGGCGCCGTTGGCCTGGGCGTTTTGAAACCGCCCGAAGCTAGCGTTCAAGGCCGCCGCGGTGTTCTTGTTCACCGCGCCAGCCGAGATCCTTGCGATCTCTTCGCCGATATTCTGGAGCGCCTTCGCCTTGGACATTTCGCGATCGAAGGCGGCGGCGAGCCCTTCGAGCTTGGCTTTGAATTGGATCTCCGGCATCTCGCCTTGCGACTTGAGCAGCGTGCGGTAGTCGCGACGGTATCGCGCGAGCGCCGCCGTGGCACGGTCGTTGCCGACGTCGGCGGCCGCCTTGCCGGCGCTCTTCATCGCGTTCTCGAACTCCATGCTCGTCTCTCGCATGCGGCGGAGCTTCGGGTCGGCGGCTTCGAGTTGTCGGTTTAGCTCTTCGAGGGCGGCCTTGCCGGACTCCTTGTCCATCGAGCCGCCGTACTTCATGGCTTCCCTGACTCGCGCCATCTCGTCGCGGATCTCGTTCGCCCGGCCGCCGTACTGCGACTGGAACTTCTTCCCGGTCTCCATCGCGGCGTTGCGTTCCTCGATCGCTCGCTTCTCTGCGTTCCAGTCGTCGATCGCCTTGCCGGAGTAGAGCCGCTGGGCTTCCTCGACGAGCCCGAAGTAGTCGGCGATCGCGTAGATCGCCCCGCCGGCGGCGATCGCCCACCCGATGACCGGGATGAACCGGGCGCCCATTTGGGCGATCCGGGGGCCGAGCATGCCGATGGCGCCGTTGAGCAACTCGGTGATCCCCGTGAAGCCCTGGAGTCGAGTCACGACGTCGTCGACGACACCGGGGACTTCGATGCCGAAGACGGCGGCCGCACCCGTGGCCTTCTCGATCCCCGAGAGGATCCCCTCGAACGGTTGCCCGCCTTCCGCGGCCGCCTTGGCGACCCGCTCCTTCGCGCGAGTGATCGCGTCTTCGGCCTGCCGAACCTGGGCCGCCATCCTCCGGGCTTCGAGGGACGTCGCCCCGAACTGGTCTTCGAGCAGGACAAGGACTTCCCGCATGTCGCCGATGACGGCGGCTTCGAGCGTGTCGTCGATCTCCTTGAGCCCCGCCGCGAACTCTTCTTCTGAGATTTTCCCGGCCTGGAGAGCCTTGTTCAGAGAGACGGCGGAGTTTTCGTAGTTCGCGATCGACTCCATGCGGAAGATCGTGTTGATGTTCTCCATCGAGTCCCGGAACTCTTCGGCCGTGATCCTCCCTTCGCCGAACCTCCGTTGAAGCGCCTCGACCGCGGTCGACTGCTTCGTGAACGCTTCGCCGGCGGCCAACTGATTCAGATCGACGATCGAGCCGGTGAACTCCTCCGCGGACATTTGCCCGTCATTGAAAGCCGACTCGATTGAGTTGATCTGTGACGAGAGCCGCTCGATTCCTGACCCGGCTGCGGCCGCGCTGGTCTGGATGATCGTGTCGGTGAACTGCTGCGCGCTGATCTTTCCGGTGTCGAGCGCGATGCCGACGTTTGCTACGGCTCCCCTGAAAGCCTCGATGGTCCGGCCGGTCGCGGTCGCGTTGAGAGCCCCGAGCCGTTCCGCGAACTGACGAGCGGAGATCGTCCCCGTCGCGAGTTGCTTGTCGAGCGTCGTCAGTTGCCCCGACACCCCGCGCGAGATCGCGGACGACATTCGAGAGAAGCCGGCCGTGACGGTCGCCGTGAAAGACTCGGCCGTCGCCGCGCCGGTCGCTAGCTTGTCGGAGATCGACTCCAAGCTGCTCGCGTACTCGAACGCGGTGCCGGCACTGAGCGCCTCCCGCGACTTCGTCGCCGCCTTGCCGAACGCCTCCAGCGCCTTCGCCGCGTCGGTCGTGACGGACTTTAGCCCGCCGGCACTCGCGGAGAACTTGACGGAGACGTTGCCGATTTCGGCCATGGTCTACTCGGCTTCGGGTGGGGGCTGTTGCTGCTGCTTCGCTCGCTTGGCGGCGTCTGCGAAGGCTTTGATCTTCGCCATCTCGGCGGCCATGCTTTGCTTCGACTGAGGCGGCTTCTCGCGGGGCACGGGCCGCCATCGGTTGCGATCCACGCCGTCGGTGTAGCCGGCGGCGTGAAAGATCGCCTCACAGATCGTGGCAGTCTGCTCCCAGTCGTCGCCCCATGGTTCGAGTTGCCAATACTCCTGCCATTCGAGGATCTCGAACGAGTCGACGGTGTCGAGAAGCTCGCGGACCGATCGCCGAAGCAGCGCCGCAAGCCGGAACAAGAAGCGCCGTTCCGGCCGAGCTAGTTTCCCTTGGCGGTCTCCTCGGCCTTCTTGCTGAATCCGTTGACGTCCATGGCGACCTCGAAGAGCCGGGAGAGCACGGCCCCGCTCTTCTCGGCGAGCGCATCGGCATCCCCCTCGGCGAAGAGTGGTTCCCGCGCCTCATTCGCGAGCGTGCGCACGAGAAGAAGCTGCCGGAAGCCTGGGATCGCCTTGCCGTCGGGGCCGATCGAGTCGCGCTCGAACCGTTCCCGCTCGCGGCCGGAGAGCACGAGTACGCGGACCTCGCCGCCCCACTCCGGGACTTCAACGTCGCGGTGGCCGCGGTCGCTGGCTTCGAGGATCTGGGTGCCGGTGATAAGGGGCATGGTGGTCTCCAGAGCTAGATAAGGGAGTTGTAGGCGACGAAGGAGATCTGCGTTCGCAGCTTGGCGCCGACCGTGGCCGCCCACTGGACGTTATTGACGAAAGCACGGTCGAACGTGACTGTCTCGCCACCGAACGAGATCGTCAACGGGGCGACTAGCCCGTCTCTCTCGAACTGCGGCCGGCCGATCGCCGTGAATGAGATCTCGATCGGCTGGAACTCGCCCGGGACGATCTCGCGAGTCAGTGGCGGCGAGCCGATACCCGTGATGTCCCGAAGGGACATGGAGGCCGCCCCCCGCATCTCGACGACCTTCACCGCGGGGAAGCCGGCGAAAGCCAGCCATGCCCCTTGGGACTCCTCCCCCGGAATGTATTGATCGTCAGCCACGGGCGCCCCTCTCGAACCCCCTCCCCGGCGACTTGGTCAGCGCCGGGGAGGGGCGGCATGGAGTCGGTCAGTCGAACGACAGACGGAACGTCGCGGAGCCCTTGACGATCTGTCCGGTCGAGGCCCGGATCGATCGCTTCGTGCAGATCGCCTTGCCGTCGACGCCGTCGAGACCCTCGAAGACAATGTCTTCCTTCACGAGCAGGGGCGGAGCGGTCTTTCCCCAAAACTCGATCTGGACTTCGGCGCCGTCCTTGATGCAGGCCGCGCCGTACTTCCGATAGCTCCCGGGCGGAAGCGAGAGATCGGAGATGTCGATCTCCTGCCCCGACTCGGAGAAGTCGACGTCGGTGGCGAGATACTGGACGCCGCCGAACGTGAACGGGTGCCCTTGGGCACAAGTGGGCTCCGGGGCGGCCTTGAAGTCAGGCATGGTTTGATTTCCTTCTGGGAGTGGTGAGACGAACTTCGACGGAGATCTCCTGACCGTAGAGTGGCAACAGATCCCCGCCGTCGGATTGAACCGCTCGATCCGCTCCCCTCTCGGGAACCGTCGAGTGGAGCACCTTCGCGCCGAGCGACCATCC